ATTTATCAAGTAGACACTAAATTGAATAAGGAGGTATCGTATCTAGGTAAAGAGTTAACGTCTCTTAAAAAAGAGGTGGGTACAATCTTAAGTAAACTAGATATTATTCTAAAAATGTTAATGACAATAACTCTTTTTATCGAAGAAAGTGTTGAGATAGGAGAATTAGACGACCAGGAAGAAGATTATGACTCTAATGAAGGATGGATTCCAGATAATGAAGAGTGGAGAGAATCATTAGAGGATGAAGACTTAAATGATGATTAGTTTAGCCTTATTGGTATCTGTTATTGTTTTGGTAGTATTAATATCGGGGCCGCTGTGTTTCGTGATGAGCGGCTTTAGTTCTATTCCAACGTGGTTTGTGGTTGTCGCATCTGTTTTAACCATGTTCGTAGGATTGTGGTTTTTTTGTTTACCAATACCAGCAATCAGATATATGGGAATTCTATCTATTTTACTTGGCGTATTATCTATAAACAACCGCATAGGAAAAACTTTACACGCAACAACAACTAAAGGTTGACAACCCGACTTGCCGATGGTATACTTGGAACATCACAGGAAACGATAACAATTTTGGAGAACAAAGATGAAGTTGGCAGATCGCACAGTTGAAGTTCATAGTGCTGGTATTAGTAGTGCGAATCAGTTTACTATTGCACAAACCAGTAAAATGTTTAAGATTTTGTCGGATTCTCTTTATTCCGACAAAGTAATGGCAGTTATTCGTGAACTTGCCACAAATGCTTATGATAGTCATGTTAGTGCTGGCAATAAGAATCCTTTCTCTGTAAAGTTGCCAACCGCTGCTGATCCTAATTTTAGCGTGCGTGATTATGGCACTGGTCTTAGTCAAAAAGATATGGAGCATCTGTATACAACTTACGGTGCGTCCAATAAGAATGATAGTAATGACTTTGTTGGTTGTCTTGGTCTAGGTTCTAAGAGTCCGTTTGCTTATACCAAGAGTTTTACTACCACTTCTTATTTTAATGGCACTCAATATACTTATATTGCCGCTATTGATGATGCTGGTGTTCCTACTCTGAACCTTATTCATTCGTGCGAAACATCCGAACCTAATGGTCTTGAGATTAGTTTTGCTGTTAAGCAATATGACTTTACAGAGTTTAGTCAGAAGGCTATTAGGGTTTTTCATTATTTTAGAATTAAGCCAATTATTACTGGTGGAGTTCATTGGGATTTCACTAAGGATTATGACAATAAAAATATTGTTATTAGTGGTGAAGGATGGAGGGTCTGCCGCCTAAATAATGATACTAGACTTTTCCCGAACCATCATCACAAGATTAATAGTGGTGTTATTGCTCTGATGGGTAATATCGCCTATCCTGTTCAGGTAGAAAATCTGATCGGTGAAGAGAAGGCTGAAACTCCAGACCATATTGCTCGTTGGAATAGGGCTTTTAACAAGGCGGATATTGCGTCTTGGAAGAGTTTTGTTGGCGAAGTAATTAATCATGGTCTGTATCTTGAGTTGGATTTTGGTATTGGCGAACTTGAAATGGATGTTAGTCGAGAAGGTTTGCAGTATACCAAAGATGTAATCAAGAATCTTCGTCGAAAGACTCAGGAGATTTTTGCAGAACTAAAGGATATGTTTTCGGAAAAGATCGCCTCTGCTAAAACTAAGGTGGAAGCAATCACTACCTATTATCAGTTGAACGACCTTGCTGGTGGATGGGGCGTTGGTGCTTCATGGACTGATAGTAATGGCAAGGTACATGATATTAGTTCAGGTTCTGATCTGGAGTATAAGTTTAAGAAGAGTAAGAATCTGTATGTCTTTAATTATCGTACAGCGGGCTATCGTTCTCGTCGTATGGTTTATTTGACAGATAGAATTCATCACGAAACTCTTACTGGTAAGGGAGCCGCATATTGGAATTCCACAAGAAAGAGTGGAGAAATGAAATTCTTCTACTGTGATATGGCAGCAGTAGAAACAGCAAAGAAGATTGCCACAAAGTATTCAAATCAAAATGATTGTTTTGTATACCTTATGGTAGACACAGAAGATCACAAAAATGTTACTAAGGGTTTTGATGATCTAGTGTCTGATGTTGGAGAGGATAATGTACTCAATATATCAGACTATCGTGATCTTATTAAGTCAACACCAAAGAATAAGGGAAGTAAGGGTAGTAAGGGTAGTGTCAGCGATCAAGATGTTTTCTTGATTATTGGTGACCAAAAGAATACCAGTCCTTTGACTATTGGTTATAATTCTTCTCCGTATATGAGAAGCATGACAACTGATCGTCTGGATGACTTTTTGGAAGAGGACACTATCGTATATGTTCCTATTCTACGATATGCTTCTACAACTAATTTTCCATCAGTAACTGAAATCTATAAGCAATTGTCTGGTGACAATATCAAGAGAATTCCAGATTTTCTTGGTGATACAAATATCTATGCTATCAAGCATAATTTTGTACAGAAACTAGTCAATGAAGGATACAACCTTGTGGATTTTAATACTTGGATGCAAGAGCGTCTAAAGGATTATAATAAGAACAAGTTTGCTGACATGATTAAGTTTAATACTATGGTGGAGAATTGTAAGAAAGAATTGTCTAGCGAAGATAGAACCACTTCAGATTACTATGGAAGAGGTTCAACAGACAAGACTGTTCTGTATCATATTCTTAATATCTTTGGTCTGGAATATGAAAAGTATATTCCTAACAAGGAATTGGTCAAGTGTCTAGATAGTCTAATGGTTATGGAGTTTTTTGCGGATACTATTCATCGAGATAACTTTGATATGAGTAGATTTTCTGCCAAAGATTATTATGGTCTAATTACCAGACTATTGAGCGACATTGGAATCAATGGACTTGATAGTAAAGAGATTAAGACCATGAATATCGCATATAATACTATTCTACATATGCTCGCTTGTTTGTATCATCTTGAGACTGACAACAAAGCATATGAAAAATATACAGATATTATTAAGAGTAATTCTGGTGATTTGTACAAGATGCCCAGCATGGATACGATAAGAAATACTTTGAAAGTGGAACTTGACAAGAACCCCATGCTCAAGTATATTATTGCCAGTGTCAGTGTTGATGGCAACATCAGAAGTCTGAACAAAAACCCAAATCCTCTAAAACAGGTTGAGGGTAATGGTAGTCGATATCATTACTATGGCAATACTGGTGGTAGAGAAAGTTGGTTTCAAAAACTGGATGATGTGGAGTCATTCAGACAACAATTGAGTAGCACAATCGGTTAATTTCACAGGAAAACAGGAGTTTACAATGAGCGTTCCTTTTATGTGGGTTGATGGTAATCTGACTCTGGTGCTTAATAATAAGACTTATCAGGTCTTGCCAGATCATATTAATTACAAGACGATCCTAGAGATTCTACCAACTGCTACAGCAGATGAACTTTTGGATATTGTGGATGTGGAAAAGGCTGTTGCTAGTTTTAGTGATGGTCTTGTGGAGATTAAGAACGGCCAAGTCACCTATGAGGGCGAGGTTGTTCATGGTAGTATCAGTAAGCGTATTCTGGAGTTTATGAGCAAGGGCTTGCCTTTCCAGCCTCTTGTTAATTTCCTGAATAATCTTATGGACAATCCTAGTATGCAAAGCCAAAAGGAACTTTATGATTTCCTTGAACATGAGCATTTACCTATTACTGAGGATGGTTTTTTCCTTGCCTATAAGGCTGTTAGGAATGATTTTAAGGACAAGTATCGTGGCGTATTTGATAATAGCGTTGGTCAAATAGTTAAGATGCAACGAGCCAAGGTCGATGATGATCGTGCCAGAGGATGTTCTGATGGACTTCATGCTGGTGCATTGAACTATGTGGCGAGTTATGGTAGTGTCGATGCTGGTGATCGTATTGTGATCGTCAAGATTAATCCCCGTGATGTTGTTAGCGTTCCGACAGATTGTAATTGTGAGAAACTTCGCACTTGCCAATATGAAGTTGTTGGAGAGTATCAAGGCGAACTACTCAAGCCTCTTTACGCGGCCACCTTTAGCGAGGATGAATATGCCGATGATGAAGATGATCATGATTACGATTGGGGTTGGAATGATGATGAAGAAGATGTTGATGAAGATTATTATGCTGACGAGGAAGATTACGACGATCAGTATTGATACTAAAAAAGAAAGTGGAGTCTGGTGACTAAGATCATAACCTCTAGTTTTTACCCATCTAACTATGTTGTGTGAGAGGGTTCGATTCCCTCCCACGTTTTTAAAGGATAAATAATGCACGAAGATTATGACAATGAATATGATGATGATGAATATGATTACGATCATCCTTCATTAAATCCATACCAATGGTTTTTTAAGTTTGATGTTGGTCAGGATAGTCCATTGTCGTCTTGGATATCTGATCTTATTAATAGTGTAATGAATAATGATTTTGATATTCAAAATATTCCTGCTTTTCCTGTTAACAAGTTTCCTGTGAATAGTTGGAATCCCGATGCTGGTAAGGGTAAAATCTTCCAGTATTTGGGATCCAATTATAATGGTGAACCAATATGGAAAAGTAAATATTTTATCCATGATGAATTACAATCAGAATATATTAATCATTTAAGTAGTCATGCCGCATATTTTGTAAAACAACCATCGTATTATAAGTCTTTATATGAAATTCTAAATTAGAAAATATTAATGAATAATCAATGGTATGCAATAAATAATTTTGAAGAATTTATTAATGCCTCTAGAGCATTAATCTTTAATAGTTTTGGTAAAAGTGTAGATGATTCTGATCAAGATCCTATTGATAGTCTAATAAATTGTACTCAACAATCAGATAAAGAAGAACTAGACAAATCATTATCATATGATGAGTCTGCTGTTATAGCCAAAACAATTTTTACATTTGATCAAGATAAATACTTAGTAAGCGATAAAGATTTTATGAAATTTTTAGAACTTCTAAACGATAGACTAGTCAGTAATATTTTAAATAACTTGGCAAACATGGGTCTAGTAGAATCAGCATATGACAATGATTCAAATGACTTTGTTTTTTGGATAAAAGATGAACATAAAGAAGACATCAAAAAAATTATTGAAAATCCAGAAACCGATTGAGTACGACATTCATCTGAAATATAGATGTAAAAAATGTGCTCAAGATCATTGGCTATCTTTAAATGAGGCATCTACCAAAAATTTTAAAGTAGTCTGCTGCTGTGGTGAAGTGTTTGGCGTTAGGCTAGTAAAAGGCTTTAAACTTAAATACGAACCACAGACCACTAAAAAGATACATAAAATTCCGGTTGATCTACTGGACAAGTCTGTTAAATTATTGGTTGGTTATGGATTTACCAACACAGAAGCAACCGATTTAATACAGACTTCTTATATGAAAAATCCTAATGATGATTTTGCGTCTTTGGTTAAACAAACTTTGGCATCAATGAGGAACGACTAATGGCAACTAATATTATGCGACCCACAACTTTTGAGGATGTTATAGGCCAACAAGATGTTGTATCACGACTCCGTATCGTGGTGAGAGGCTGTTTAAACTCACAGGGGGTGATGCCCCATGTTTTAATAGATGGGCCACCGGGGCTTGGTAAAACAACCATAGCGGGTGCTATAGCCAGTGAGTTGGATACCAACCTATACACTGTGAACGCGGCAAACATTAGAAGTGTCAAGAATATTCTACCATATCTTATGGGTATAGAGGCAAAGTCTGTGCTATTTATAGATGAGATTCATAGGCTTCCTAAGATAGTAGAAGAATTCTTATATCCAGTAATGGAAGATTTTACGCTTAATATTACTCTGGATACTAAACCAGAAATTATTGACCTACCAATGTTCACTATTATTGGTGCTACAACTAGTGGTGGTAGTCTAAGCCAGCCATTTTATGATCGTTTCACAATAAAAGAACATCTTTCTTTTTATACCCCTGATGAGTTAGCCGAACTAGCCGGATTGAACGCAAATAAACTCGGACTAATCATTGACAAGTCTGATCTACTAGAAATAGCAAAAAGAAGCAAAGGCACACCAAGAATTCTAAATGCTAGACTACAGTGGTATAAAAATTACACGGCATTTTATGAGAATCAAAAGACAGATATTGATGAAATATTTAACAGTCAGGGTATTGATAGTAGAGGATTAGATGCTTATGATAGACTATATTTGGATGTGTTACAAAAATCCAGATGCAATCCTTTAGGGCTAAAAAGCATATCTTCTATGACGGGAATCGCAATTGAAACGATAGAAAATAGTATAGAACCATATTTAATTAGAGAAAAATTTGTTATTAGAACACCGAAAGGTCGAGTAATAGGAAACAAAAAATGAAATTCATTCTATTCTCAATATTTGCTTTATTACTATCGTCCATAACATATGCTGTTGAACCGCCCGTTTTTGTATATGATATGGTAGATGCTTTAGCGTTGTCAGAAAATACTAATAAACAAATACTAGTAGTATTTACAGCAGATTGGTGCAAACAATGTCAGATTATGAAAAAAGACATTACTGATAATCCAGGTATGGTTTCTGATACAATAGTTTGTTATTTAAATCTTGATTCCAATCAAGCCCTAGCAAAAGAATATAATGTCAAATTTATTCCAGACTATTGTATCCTAAGAAAGACCATTCAAGTTAGAAGGCAGCGTGGATATACTACAAAAGAAAAATTTATTAAATGGTTTCAAGATGACAAATAGTATCATTATTATTTTTATACTTTTAATTTTAAATGTTGTCTCTTTTATTTTAGGTTTACTATGCGGCAAGATTTTACTCTCTTCAACAACCACACACAATACAGAATCTTTTTTTAAGCAACAAAATAGAAAAGAAAAAAATACCATATCTATTGATGATACAAAATATGTTGTGGATATTAAAACAGATAATTTAGAGAAAAAATATGACAAATTGGGAGATACTAAACAATCCACAGAACAGATATCCTCGTCCATAAACAAACTCAAGAATCTCAAAAAATAGGCTATTTATTAGGCAAAAACGCCAACCATAGTAATCATAATGGTGTATCTAACAATGTGCGAACACAACAGATTAAGGACATTAAAACTAATCAATCTGTTTCTATTGATGAAACCAAGGTTGTAACTAGTATTAATACTGATAATATGTAAAAAAATCTTTAAAAAAATTCGAAAAACAACAGGTAGAAAAAATTTCTAAATATAAGAGATACAATATCAGTAAAAACTATGATAATTTGTATGGTATAAATAATCCTTTTTATGGGAAAAAACATACAAAAACCCTAAAGAAAAAATTATCAGTTATTGCTAAAACCCGAACAGGTAATAAAAATGCAAATTATGGTAATCAATATTCTACAGAAACACGAATTAAAGCTGGACATAATAAAAAAACTAAACTAACAAAACAAAAGGTATACAGAATTCTCAATATTAAAAATAAGACACACCAAGAAATAGCAGATATATACAATGTGTCAAGAAGCGTTATTACTAGAATTAAAAACGGTAGTCGCTGGGGCTTAATAACTAATATTAAAGGAGATAATATATGAGTGGACGTGGATTAGATGTGGGGACATCTTATATAGTATTATCAACAGATAAACCCGATGGCACTGTTGAATATAAAGATTTTAGAGATGCTTTTTATATTATTAAACCAACAACACCTGTTGCTACAAAAATGATAGAAAAGGGCTTGTCCGGTAAAACTTTTATTAAAGATATAGATGGCTCTTTTATTCTTCTAGGAAAAGACGCTATCGAAAAGGCTATAGAAAGAAATGATACGGCTAAACGACCAATGTATAGGGGCGTAGTATCTGCAAAAGAAAAAGATGCTAAAAGAATTCTAGCCTTTATTCTTAAAGAGGTTGCTGGTCAAGCGTCCGAACAAAATGAAAAATTAGTATTTTGCGTTCCAGCACAACCAGTAGATCAAGATGATGATGATTTCGACGTTGGATATCATGAAGATATTGTCAAAACAGTATTAGCAGAATGTGGGTATGATGCAAGATCAATTAATGAAGCAGAAGCATTATGCTATGCTGAACTTGATAATGATGATTATACTGGTATAGCAATTAGTTGTGGTGCTGGCATGACAAATATTTGTGTTATGTTAAACGGCGAACCAACAGTAGTCTTTAGCACCACCAAGTCAGGCGACTGGGTTGATCGTATGAGCGCCGTGGCGACCGGAGAACCCGATAGTGTTGTTCAAGCAGAGAAGGAGGCTGGAGGTTTTAAAGTTGGCGAACCAAACGAAAATCCAGTGTTGTCTGCCGTGTCAGCGTATTATGATCGCCTCATAGAATATACTGCCAAACAACTATCAAGCGCATTATCTGATCACAAATCGCTTCCAAAATTTAAAAATCCATTAACAATTGTGGTAGCTGGTGGTACTTCTCAAGCAGATGGGTATATAGATTTATTTACTAAAAAATTAATAGAAAATAATTTTCCATTACAAATAAAAGAGGTTAGACACGCAACAGATCCTTTGCACGCGGTTTCTAAGGGATGTTTAATAGCAGCGAAAGTGTTGTAATGATCTCGTTAGAGTCTTTAGGTTTTAAAATAATACCAAACTTTCTATCAGAGAAAGAAGAAAGAGAAATATTATCTCATTTAACACTATCAAAAAAAGTATCTGGTGAAACCAGATCTAGTATTAAAAGATATGGATCTAATATTCCATATAAAAATCAAATAGTTTCTGATAAAATTCCTGAGTATCTAGAGCATATAAGTAAAAAAATTTTTGCTCAAGGATTACTTAAAGAAATACCAGATTCTATCTCTATTAATGAATATCAAACAGGCAATGCTATAGCTCCTCATATTGATAGTTTATCTAGTGGTCCAATAATTACCATAGTCAGCTTATTATCGGATGCTGTTATGGTGTTTTCAAACAATAATCAACACATATCTCGCTTAGTCCCTGCTCGTAGTCTGGTTCAATTTAGCGGCCCGTTAAGATTTGATTGGGAACACTCTATAGAGCCTGTCGAATCCACAAGATTTTCTATAGTTTTCAGATCTGGGAAAAAGAGTGTATAACAATAGGAGGTGATTTATGTTAAAAATATTATTTATGTTATTATTATTAATAGCTAGCATAGTTAATGCTGGAACTATAGACCCAGAGGTTCCCGATCATAAATATACAGAATATGCCAAAGATTTTAATTATGTGGTTAGTCTATGTGGAAAAGGATCAGACGATAAAAACTATTGTGCATCAGCAGTTGTTATTAAACCATTTTATATTCTAACAGCTGCCCATGTTATTAAGGATGCTCGTAGTGGAACGATAGTTGTAGACAACAAAAAATATGATATTGAATATTTTAATTATCCCAATGAATATGAAGACAATAAATTTGGACAATATGATATTGCTATAGGTAAATTAAAGGATTCAGTTCAGTTAGAATTTTATCCACCATTATATAAAGATCGTGATGAGGCTGGTAAAATATGTTGTATATCTGGATTTGGATTAACTGGCACATTTAATACCGGGGCTATAATCTCTGATAACAAACGTAGGGCAGGGTCGAATATTATTGATCATATAGATAGACATCTTTTAATATGCTCTCCATCAAAATCTAAAATGAAAACTAGTCTAGAATTTCTAATAGCGGTCGGAGATAGTGGAGGTGGACTATTTATAGACGGAAAACTCGCTGGTATAAATTCTTGTGTTATAGCAGACAAGGCTCCTAGATCAGACTATTTAACAGAAAGTGGTCACACAAGAATAAGCAATTTCATAGAATGGATAGAAGAGAATACTAAATAATATTATATCCACCCGCTGCATAATAAATATATCCAACACGGTCGTTTGTCAAGCGAAACAAAATCTTATTACTCACTTGACTTCAAAAATTCACAACCTAATAGTAAGTATTAGATTCATATACAAACTCAAACCAATATGTCAGATTCAGATAAAAAAGACGTTCGACGCCAAAAATTTTTAGATAAAAGCTTTAAAAAAGAAAAAGTTTCTGAAGAACAAAAGTTTGTTGCTAAAAATAAAAAACAACTCAAGCGACGTATGGAAAACATGAAAGCAGAAGAGTTGTGGGAAGATTGGGAAAATGAAATATATTGAAGAACTTTGCCCCGGAGACACTTTTCAGAGTAATAATAAATTTTTCTTATTAACTTCTGATTTTAAAAAAAGCGGAGCAAAACTAGCATTTTCCCTGCAAGACGGCTCTGCTAAATGGTTTGATAGTCAGACTATTATTGAGACCCTATCAATATATAGACTCGACAATGAAAATAATACTATTCCATTAAAAGTATCGTATAATGTTCCTAATCAAATTACAAACATTTCTTAAGTCTTTATTTTGGCACGTTAGCAGAGGATTACCAAAAAGCGATAAAAAAACCTTATCTTATAGATTCTCTGTGTGTGTGGATTGTGATCAATACGATAAAACGAATAAAATATGTTGTATTTGTGGATGTAACATATCCGATAAAAGTATATTTGTAAATAAATTGGCTTGGGCCGACCAAAAGTGTCCACTACAGAAATGGTAAAATAGTGGTGTATAATACAATAATAGCCAACAACACTAATTAAAGAGGACAAGATGGGCGTTAAAATTCAACTACGCAGAGATACAGCAACAAACTGGTCAACTATCAACCCTATATTAGCCCAAGGCGAACCTGGCTATGAAACAGATACTGGTAAACTAAAATTTGGTGATGGGTCGCTACACTGGAATGATTTATCGTATTTTGCTGATGGTGCATCATTAACTATTGAACAAATAGAGGACACATTTGGTACATCGTTTTTGGTGGCTGGTAGTGGAATTATTTTAAACTATAATGATAATGGTAATTCTCTAACTATTAGCGCAAGTGGTGGAGGTGGCGGATCAACAACAGTAGTAAACTTAACTTTTAATACATCATTAAATACCGACGCTAGCTCTGGAGATATTTTTGATGTGACGTTAACTGATAATGTAACAATTAATAATCCAACCAATCCTGTTAATGGCAAAACTATTAGATGGAGAATCAGCCAAGACGGATCTGGTAATCGTTCTGTGACTCTTGGTGATAAATTTGTTATTCCAAGTAGCGCATCATCACCATTACCTTGGAGTACAGAACCAAATAAAATGGACATATTCGCCGCCACCTATCACTCTGGTCGTGACAAGTGGGATGTTGTTGCGTTCGTTCCGGGGTATTAATAATATATATAAAAATTAAATTTTACTTTTACTTTAAGGAGACTACTATGATTCTAGCTAATCCTATCACAATCACACCACCAAGCATCACCAAAAAAGATGGAAGTGTTAAAACTTTTAATCCAATAACTCTTACTGAACTTGATGTTACCATTATTGATAATTCTACTAGAAAGAGCGTGGTGGCTCAAATTCGTCCAGTACCAATGCCACTAGTATTATGGAGCGGGGCTGATTATGATGTTGCTGGTGATTATACTCAGGCTCAAGTTGAAGCTAGAGTTCTAGAACTACTAGGAAACGAACCGGCCAAGGCTTTAGAAAATTTGTTTGTTCCACCAGCTCCTCCGGTTAGAAAGTAATAAATTATGGCAACTCTGTACTTCAACGCCGCCGTCGATAGCGATTGGAACACGCTGGGCAACTGGTGGCTGGACGATACGTTCACCACGCCAGCGACGAGTTTGCCGACGAGCGTTGATGACGTTGTTATCAAGGCCAACGTATCCAGCAATAGCGGCAGCGATCCCACAGTTGCGAATCTGTTGATGCAGAGCGAAACATTCATCGCGCTCGGCGGCATGACGCTGACAGTTACCGGGTTCTGCACGTTCAACGGCTGGTTGTACTACTACGGCACCATCTATGGCGACTGCACGTGCACGTTCGACAACGGTGCGCGCAACTATGGCACCATCACCGGAGACTGCACGTTCGACACCGGCACGCAGAACAACGGCAGCATCTATGGCGACTGCACGTTCAACGACGATTCGACGAACGAGTTACCCGGCATCATTACCGGCACCTGCACGTTCACCGACAATTCGCCCAACTACGGCACCATCTATGGCGACTGCACGTTCAACGGCAATTCGTACAACAAAAACTACTATGGCGGCGGGCAGGGCGGCAGCGTCATCGGCAACTGCACGTTCAACGACGGTTCAGTCAACGACGATAACGCCTATGTCTTTGGAGATTGCGTCTTCAACGACAGTTCTCGCAACAGAGGTAACGTCACCGGTAGTGCGACGTTTCGCGGCTCGTCCTACAACAAACGCGGCATCTATGGTGATGTAATTCTTGCCTACGAAAAGGGCATCAACGGTAGTAGCATTCTTGGAATAGTCAGCTCCTCCAGCTAGAAAGTAATAAATTATGGCAACTCTGTATTTCAACGGTGCTGTCGATAGCGATTGGAACACGCTGGGCAACTGGTGGCTGGACGATACTTTCACCACACCGGCGACGAGTTTGCCGACCAGCGTTGATGACGTTGTTATCAAGGCCAACGTATCCAGCAATAGCGGCAGCGACCCCACAGTTGCGAATTTGTTGGTGAATGGCCCAGCACAAATGGGTTTCGGCGGCATGACGCTGACAGTTACCGGACTCTGCACGTTCATCAATGCCTATGTCATAAACAACAGCACGATCACCGGAGACTGTGAGTTCAACGACGGTTCGTACAACATCGGCACCATCACCGGCACTTGCACGTTCAACGGCTATTCGTACAACAGCGGCACCATCTATGGCGACTGCACGCTCAACGGCTATTCGCTGAACAACGGCACCATCACCGGAAACTGCACGTTCAACGACGGTTCGACGAACACCTTAACCATCACCGGAGACTGCACGTTCAACGACGGTTCGTACAACTTATTCGGCACTATCACCGGCACTTGCACGTTCAACAATTCGTACAACGACGGCCCTATCACCGGCGACTGCACGTTCAACGACGGTTCGTACACCTGGAACAACAGCACCATCACCGGAGACTGCACATTCAACAGTAACGCCGTCAACTACGGCACCATCAACGGCAACTGTACGTTCAACGTAAACTCGCGCAATGACGCCATGACGTTTTATCCCTTCAGCACCGGCACCATCACCGGAGACTGCACGTTCAACAACAGTTCGTTCAACGACGGCACCATCTACGGCAACGCGACGTTTCGCGGCTCGTCCTACAACAAACGCGGCATCAATGGTGATGTGATTCTTGCCTACGAAAAGGGCATCAACGGATCATCCATTCTTGGAATAGTATAATGCCACCATATACCAAAGGAAATAGATTATATAAAAATAAATTACGATATAGCATTTTGCCCATTAATAAAAATATTATCTCTAATCATATTAATTCAGCCACAGCCTCTAGACTACTTAATAAAAACGCATCAACAGATCGTTTAGTATACTCTAGTCAAAATCCATATGGTGGAGTTGGCGATGCTGGAATATGGGTTCGCAATCCGTCTTGTTGGATAAACGGAGTAAACAATATTAGTTGCTTTAGTCCAGCACAACGTAGCGGAGCAAATTGGTTTCAAAGAGGCGGCACGCTAATAACCAGAAAACACGTTTTATTTGCAAAACACTTTAAAACTAGCATACTACCAAATGGTGGAACCCCACTCATATTTGTGGATGAAAACAATAATGCTATACGACGAAATATTATACAATATGGTGATGATATTTCTGGTAGTGACATTTCTATAGCTTTGCTAGACAGTGAAGTACCAAGCAACATCAAAATAGCAAAAGTATTACCTCCTAATTTTACAGACTATATTAATTGTACCATTAGCACCATTACCACTCCACTCACCGAGCAAGGAGATATTAATTTAGATCCATTATTATATGCTGTGGCGCTGGACCAACAAGAAAAAGCCGTATTTAAAATATGCTATAGTTTTGCTAAAAAATTCAGCACAGGATTCGTATCGTCAACTTCTATCATGGCCCTTGCTAATCTTTTCGATTCTAACCAAATTGCATCATATGGATCCACAACTCCCGACCCTAATCAATTTGCTAGTTTTTGCGAGGCTGTGGTTGTTGGAGATAGTGGAAATCCCATGTTTTTAATTATAGATAATGAGCTTATAGTTTTATCAGCTTGGTTCACACCACATTCTGGAACATTCATAACCAATAGATATAACGAAGTTAATAGTCTTATAGAAACTTTAAGCCCTGGAGAAGAATACTCTTTAACGCCTATCGATTTAGAATTAGTCTATCATAAATATAGTTAGCCAATTTGCTTTTAGTGTATATCTAAATAGAAAAATTATCTATTAATAACAATGGGGCCAAATTATGAGTGCCGGACTATATAATTTTAATATTGAGCAAGGAACCAGTTTTACTTTATCTCTTATTTACAAAGATAATAGCGGAAATCCAGTTGATCTTACCGGATGGTGCGCCCGCTTGGTCTGGAAAAGTTCAGTGGGTGTTGAAACCTTTACAACAGAAACAACCAATGCTAATTATAGATTTGATATTGATGAACCTAATGGTAAACTAACCCTACAGTTTCCAGCTTCTGTTACCAACAATTTTAGCTTTTCTACTGCTAAATATGATATAGAACTACAAAGTCCAAACGACTTATATCTTGGTGGTGGTAAATATACTACTCGTTTATTATCTGGCACTATTACTTTAGTGAAACGCTTTAGTCAAACAAATACCACTCTAGAGTGTGCAGTATGAGCGATAATATTGTAGAAATTACAGAAACATCTGAATATACTGTTATTGTTGATACTAGTTTAGTAGTCAATGATAATAATATTTCTATACAACTAGAATCTCCTAATACTATTGAAATCTCAGACAGCGATATTGTATTAGTTAGCGATATACCTCCAGGATATCCTATAAGCTATACAACAGGAGACTTGCCAGTTAGTAGGGTGAGTGGATTAATTGGAGAAAGTGGAATTTATTATAACGATGGGAATATTGGTATTAGTGGTATTCCTTATGATCTAATTCCTGTTCATGATATAGTTGGCGGTAGCGGATTATCTGTAACTAGTAATAGTGGAATTTTTACTGTTGCTGTTACTGGAACTTTTGGATTAACAAGCGAACAAGTGGACGATAGAGTAAGCAGTTTACTAGTAGCAGGATCTAACATAGTTTTAAATTATGACGATAATAATAATAGTTTAACAATATCCACAAGCGGCCTTCAACCTAGTGGCGATTATAGCGTAGTGGGTCATTCTCATTCATCAACAGATATTAATGATTTTAATATTGCAGTTAGTGGTTTAATTCCACCTAGTAATTTCTCATCATTATCCGGGGTTAGTGGTATAGTTGTTACCAATAGTGGCACAGATTATGTGGTAGCATTAAGTGATCCAACCATCCAGTTGGCCGATATTACCGATCTATCTTCGGATGGTCGCACATTTTTATTATCGCCCTCAAGCTCTAATCTGCAAAACCTAATAACCAATGAAACTGGTAGTGGTTTATTAGTATTTAATGATAGTCCAGCTTTTAGCGGAATACCAACAGTTCCAACAGCTCCCAGCGGAACCAATAATACTCAGATTGCTAATACTAGTTTTGTGCGAAATGAAATTAGTAATCTTGTTAATTCGGCTCCAACTACTTTGGATACTTTAAATGAATTAGCTGCTGCGCTGGGTAATGATGCTAATTTTGCTACTACTATCGCCAGCGGATTAAGTCAAAAGGCTAACTTAGTTCATTCTCATTTTAGTAGTGATATTACAGACTTTAACAGCAGTGTGAGCGGATTACTACCGGTCAAAAATGTGATAGGTAGTGGATATGTAAATGTATCAGATTCCAGCGGAGTTTATACTATTGGTATTAGTGGACTACAGCCTAGCGGAAACTATAGTATTGTAGGACATACTCACGACTATAGTGATATTACTAACTGGGCTAGTGGAATAGAGGCGGAAGTTAGTACTTTATTAGTGGCTGGAAATTATATTAATATAGATTATGATAATTTAGCAGATACTTTGACTATCAGCACTACAGGACTTCAACCCAGCGGCAATTACAGTTTAGTTGGTCATACTCATACTAGTTTATACATAACCGATTTTAATAGTTCTGTTAGCGGACTACTCCCAGTTAAAGATATACTTGCTGGTTCTGGAATTAGTATTGGAGCAAGTAGCGGAGTTTATACTGTTACAGCATACGGAGTAGCAGCAGCTAGCGCATCGGCTCTTGTTACAGAATGTGATAATATGACAGGGGCCACAATTTCTAAAATGAGTGTGGTTTATATAAATGGCGGTCATGGTAATAGGCCAACTATACAAAAAGCTATTGCTGATAGTGAGACTGGATCTAGTAAAACATATGGCCTTACCGCTAGTGCTATTAATGATAATCAAACCGGTAATGTTATATCATTCGGATTATTGATAGATGTTAATACTGATCAATTTGGAGTATCAGAAGGAAGCACACTATATCTTAGTCCAACAGTTTCTGGAGCTATAACAACAACCAAACCAACTGCTCCATATCATATGGTAACTGTTGGTAAAATTGTGCGTAATCACGCTAATCAAGGAATTATTGCTGTTAATATACAGAATGGCTTTGAATTGGGAGAATTACACAATGTTGCCACAAACGGAACAACAAATGGTCAATTTTTACAATACAGCAGTGCCAGTGGTTTATGGGTTCCTACTAGTAGTGGCAATTTTACATCATTAAGCGTTAATGGTACTGGAGTTAGCATTAGTGGACATACTCATACAGTATCCAATATTACTGATTTTAATGTATATTTAGAAAAATCAATTGTTCCACACTCAACCGCAGCCAATATCTCTGCTAGTGGATCCTCTCCTATAGAATACGTTTATATTTTTAGTGATTTAGCCACTAATTATGCTCTAATTCTACCAAACGCAGTTAACAATAAAAGCGAGTTTACGCTTAAAAATAACACAATTGGCACAGTGTATTTACAAACTTCTGCTGGTCAAACAATAGACGGATATTCTGATATCGGACTAAATAGACGATACATGAGTATTAGTGTAATTAGTGATGGGTCAAATTGGATTATCGTCTAAAAGGTGTATATTATACTACAGCAACACAGAGGATCATATGACATATTTTCCCCAAAACCCAAACGGTCAAAACACAAACGAGAATAGTTCTCCAGTAACTATTAGTAGTGATCAAATAGGTCTAAATCAACTAGCCTCAGAAGAAGCAAATATTCTTTTGAGACGAATAGTTAAATTATTGGAAAGTAATGCGGTAGTTGATAGTGCAAATAGACAAAAGGTGGCAATCGAGGGCACATCAACGGTTACTACCGTGTCAACTGTTTCTAACATAACGGCGGTCGCAGGATTAGATCAAAGACAATTCATAGACATTTCTCGCAACACATATGCAAACTGTATTCGCAGCAAACTTAATTTTTCTTAATATAATAGGACAAATAAATTATGGCTTTAATTAATACTCTAAGAACCCAAGTAGACCTTCCGGTATGGGAATGGTTAAGATTTGCTCCAGCAGCATCCTCTGCTGTGAGTTCGGCCTGTTCTGCGGACAATAGTTTATATCATGTTAATCACGGAAGATATATTTATTATTTAATTGGTATTAGTAGTTTTTGGAGATACGACACATACACTGATACATATTTACAACTAGCGAGTCCAGTTGTGACTCCAACAACATTTAGTAGCATGAAATTTGCTGGCGCTGCTGGTCATAATGGTAGAGTTATTAGTGCTACTTCTAATACTATCACAACAGATACTTTATATGATAAAATTTTAAAGGGATTTGATATTAAGATAGTTGGCGGAACCGGTGCTGGTCAACAAAGAACCATAGTAAATGTTTCAGATGTTGTTGTTGCCGACACTGGCGTATCAACCGCTGTAACAAATAGCACATCGTTAGTTAGAATCACCGACACGACTAAAAATTGGGCCATCAATCAGTGGGTAGGATATCAAGTAAGAATTTTATTTGGTTCTGGTATCTCTCAAATTAGAAAAGTTTTATATAATGACGCCACAAGCGTAACGTTGGCAGATATTAACCAATTAGCACAGAATGTTGATGCGATGGCCCCAATGGCCACCACTATTACTGCCGCGGCAGGATCGCAGTCAATATATACCATAGAGTCTGGCACTATTACCGTAGACTCCAACTGGACCACACAACCAGACGAAACATCAAGATTTGTTATTCAGTCTGGTGGCATATATCTATATACAAACGCAACACCAAATTTAACATACTATGATATTGCTGCTGATATTTGGTATTATCGCACAGCGCAAGGCAGCGTTCTTAGTAACATTACCCCAACAGACAGCACCATAGAAAGAACAACAGAAAATTCGTCTATATGGTCAAAGGGTGCAGCAACTTCTGGAACAACAACCTCTTTGGTTGATACATCAAAAAGCTGGACACCAAATCAATATGCTGGTTACTGGGTTCGTATTTTTAGTGGAACTGGTGTTGGACAACTTAGACAAATAGTTTCTAATACTAATAATACGCTAACGTGGAGCAACACTGGTACTGCCCCCGATTCAACTTCTCAGTATATGATAGAAGGTTTTGATGCTGGTACAGCATCGTCTGGAACCAGCACGTCCATTACCGACTCGTCAAAAAGTTGGTCAACCAACAGATGGGCAAATTATGCTGTTATTATTACTGGTGGCACCGGCGCTGGTCAACAGAGAGTTGTTCTTAGTAATACGGACACATCTATAACTGTTGCGACACCTTTTGATGTAACACCAGATAATACATCAACCTTTAAAATCCAAGGAGATACTGATCTTTTATATTTGGCTTTTGGCGCACACGCTAGTATTTATAGTTATTGCATAGAAGAAGATATGATTGTGGGCAACAAAAAAATAGATGGCGGCGTTGCAAGAAGTGGTGCGGCAGCATATGGGTCGCATAAACCCATAGCCATATCATCAACAACAAGGTCTGGAACAACAGCTACTGTAACAACGGTACAGAGTCACAACTTTAAAACCGGATACTCTGTTACTCATTCTGGTGCAACAGGAGTTGACGCCTCTTTATATAACATAACAGCAACAATTACTGTTACTGGCGCTACAACCTATACTTATACTATGAGTGGAACTCCTTCGGCTAATGCTACATTTACGGCTCACAGCTCTACCACATTGGTTGATTCTACAAAAAATTGGACAACAAATCAGTGGGCCGGATATGTTTGTTATATGACAACATCATTAAGCGCATCAGGAACCGGCCAATCTTTTAGAATAGCTTCTAACACAGCTAATTCATTAACTTTTACTACATCGGTAACCACCACGCCAGTTAGTGCCACAACGAAATATATTATCTCAAAACCAAATGCTTTTGGAGCATTAGACAATGGTATCGCAATCGGTACACATTCTACAACAACGCTGCAAGACACATCCAAAAACTGGGTTACAAACATTTGGGCCGGTCGCAGAGTAAAGTTTACTGGTGGTGCCGGTGTTACACAAGAGGCTACTATCTCATCTAATACGGCCAACACGTTAACATTTTCTGCTGCGGTAACAACGGCGCCAACAAGTAACAACACAACCTATTCGATTCTAGCCCCAGTTGCAAAGGGTATAGGTCTTAATTTTACATGGAATTATGGTGTTTCAGAGGCTACCAAAAAGGGTAATCATCTAATTATATCTAGAGGTGGCGGCTCTCTTGGTTTTGAAAGATATAACATTAATACCGATACTTGGGACTTGATTTCAACCACGCCACAAACAGAAACGCTCGGTGGTAGCTCACAATATGCTTATGATGGTAATAACCGTATTTATTTTAGTAAAGATTTAACACAAAGATGTTATTATCTAGACTTAGATACTAATACCTTACATGGCGCAGGATTATTTCCTTACACCCCATCAACAACAAATACCGGATTAGGTATAGGCAATAGAATGGAAATTTTTGAAACCCCAGATCATTTAAAATATTTGTGGATAAATCGACAAACCGGTGCGGAGTGTTTTAGAGCCTTATTGTTTTACTAACTAAAGATATAATCATGTTATTATTAGAAGCTCTTAATATTGTTATAGACTTAGCCACAAAATCAAGTGCGAACAATTCTGGTGTTCCTAAACAGAGAGAAGAAGAAGCAATAGAACTAGTACAAAAAACAGTTTTAGAGCTTATCAATCGTTCTGAAGAAAACGCTTAATGATCAAATGCTTTACTTGATTAATTGGTGTATACTCATAATAGTACAAATTTTTAAATAAGGAATAATAAACATGCCAACACGTCCATTTACAGATATTACTAATGCTACAGCATCCACAACAATTCGTAATGGATTATCTGTTGTAACTTGCTCTAATACTGGCAAACACTCTGTATTATCAACCTACGAACAAAATACTCCTATAATCACTGACATTGATAATAAGTACGGAAACCGTTTCTATAATGGTGTCTTTATCAGTGGCGTGGATGGTGGCGGCGCTTGAATTTTGATAGTTTGACTATTCTCTGCTTGAGGCTACTATGAGCATAGGAGAGTCAAATGAAAACTATTACCAAAACCAAGACACAGCTGCCAGTTATTCACGGCGATCTATTTGATCATATCGGAAAATTTATTCATCATAATCATAATGGTTGTAGCATAATTGTTCCTCATGTTTGTAATAATATAGATCTTTTTGGTGCGGGTTTTGCTGGTGCTGTAGCCAAACACTATCCAATAGTAAAAAGTAACTATCATTTACTAGGAAAAAAACAAGTTCTAGGATATACTCAATTTGTAACCGTAGAAACCAATAAAGAATACGGCCACAAATTAATTTTTGCTAATATGATAGCTCAAAATGGCGTAATATCACACAATAATCCTAGACCTCTTAATTATGGTGCTTTGGTTAGAAGCATGATGCTTGTGAATCAATTTATACAACAAAATTTTGACGCTACTAATCCGGTACAAATTCACGCTCCAAAATTCGGCTGCGGTTTGGCTGGCGGAGACTGGGGTTTCATTTCTGATCTAATAAAAGATATATGGAATAATATTCCATTATTTGTTTATTCATATAAATAATGTATAGCCAACTAGGACAAGATTTGTGGATACTTGAGTCCACAAACTTTAAAAACAATGGATATTTTATAGATATTGGTGCTTATGATGGCATATATCATAGCAACACATATCTCTTAGAAAGAGACTATGGATGGAATGGTGTTTGTGTAGAGCCATCATATAAATATGCAGACCTTTGTAATAATAGAAAATCTTCTTTATCTAATAAACTAGTTTATTCTCAAGATAATATAGATATAGAATTTTATGAAACACCAGGCAATATGGAATTATGTGGTATTCCTAAACACTTTAATAATGATGGACACCAAAATACCCGATCTAACTTTATAGCAAAAACCATAAATACCGTATGCTTAACTACTCTGTGTCAACAATATAATAGTCCATCGGTAATCGATTACTTAAGTATTGATACAGAAGGTTCGGAGTTATTCATATTACAACACCATGATTTTGATCAATATCGTTTTAACTATATCTCTATAGAACATAACCGATGTATAGAATATAGAAAAAATATAGAAAATTTTCTTAATAGCAAACAATATTATCTAGATACTAGCGAAAGATTTACTATCATCAATAATAATTTAAATACTAATTTTGATGATTGGTATGTATACAGAGGCTAAATATGAACATTCTTATTACTGGACACAAAGGATTTGTTGGTGGATACTTCCTAAGAAAATACGCTAATCATAATATACTAGGAATAGACATAAAAGAAGGCAATGATGCTAGATATTTTTTTAAACAAGATAATTCTTCTTTTGATCTAGTAATACACTTAGCCGCTATAGTTGGTGGTCGCCAAACAATTGAAAACTCTCCTATATCTGTGGCTGTTGATCTGTCTATAGATGCGGAATTTTTCGGATGGTGTTTACGATCAAAACCAAAACACATAGTCTATTTCTCGTCTTCTGCTGCATATCCTATAGAATACCAACACAGAGATTCGGGAATTTTATTACGCGAGGACATGATAGATCTCGATAATATAAAGTCTCCAGATTTAACATATGGTTGGGCCAAATTAACGGGCGAGTATCTTGCTAAATTTGTATCCAACGAAGGAATAAATACCACAATTTTTAGACCATTTTCTGGTTATGGTACAGATCAGGATTTGTCTTATCCATTTCCTTCATTTATGCAAAGAGCATTATTAAAGAAGGATCCATTTGAGATTTGGGGAGATGGTTGTCAAGTAAGAGATTTTATTCATATGGAAGATGTGGTGGATGCTGTGGATACTTGTGTGCAAAATAAAATATATGGTACTTATAATTTAGGCACAGGGCGACCGATATCTTTTAATCAGTTGTGTCATATGGTGTGTAAGCAATGTGGATATAGTCCTACTATCAAGCATATGCCAGCAGCACCAACTGGAGTAATGTATAGGGTATGTGACCCATCACTTATGTTAAAGTTTTATCAACCTAAAATTAGTTTAGAAGAAGGCGTAGACAGAGCACTAAAAGAGATTATCTAAAATGTCTATAGCTAAAGCAAAAAAAGAAATCCCTAAAACTAATGTTATGTTGAGTAAAAATAACATTCATATATATGATATTTCTGATATTGAAGTTAAATATCATAATATAAATCTATTAAATACTAAAATTTTAATATTGTCCTTAATCAAAGATCCTATAGAGAGTGCAAAATATCTAGATAATTTTATAAATAATATTTCATCAAAAGTCCCACACACCCAGTTTAGCTTTTTTACTAATAATAATAGTGATAGTGGAGAATTATTTTTACAATTAATTATATCTAAACATAAAAACATCCAATTAATTAAATACAAAAACGAACACATAGATCTGGATAATAGAATACATAAATTTGCAGAATATCGTAATTTAAATTTTGAATATGCTACCAAAACACTAGGAACTGATTTTGATTATGTAATAGTTTTTGATTCTGATTTATTTAGCGATATACCAGTAGATAATATAATTAAAAGCTTATCATTAGATGAAAAATGGTCGTGCATATCGGCTAACTGCACCTATGCTAACTCTAATTTTTACTATGATGAATTAGCTTTAAGATTTAAAAATGACTCTAAAGATATTTCTCTTCTACATCCACTATTTAAAGAATATTATGGAGTTAGTCAACAATGGTTAGAATCCATCAGAATATTCAACTCTTGGATAGAGGTAGATAGTGCTTTTGGATGTTTGAGTATCTATAAAATGTCAGAGTTATTAGACATACATAATAAATATGGTAAACTATATGACATAGATAATTATCCACCATATACCGCAGAACACGTATCCCTGCACGATAAATTATCAAATAAAAAATTAATTAGTCCAATAATTAAATATACTAATAATGTACCAATAGAGGATAATATGATTAATATACCTATCGCCTTTGTTCCAAGAGATGCTGGATTTTTTTCAGTATTTAATTTTTATATTGGCTGCTTGACGCAAGGAGGTAGGCCATATCCTTTATGGAATAAACAAGAATTACTTAATATGCATAGAACCAATGATCATTTCGCATATTGGACAGAGAATTTTAATTGTTGGTTTGATTATTTTGAGCCTGTTGAATTTTTTGCGAACGACACAACCCATACCTCTCAAGACTATTTAAAGCTTCCAAGATATTCTGGCGAACAAGGACCAGAAGAATTTAGGATACCTAATAAAACTAAAGAACTATTAAAGGGAGATAAAGAAACTTTTAAACAATGGCGAATCAATGTTAATAAGTTTTTCAAAACTTTTGTAAAGTTCAAGCCTGAGATTGTCGATAGTGTTAATGAAATTTGGAATGATAATTTTGCTGATAGTCAAAACATTATTGGGGTCCATTATAGACATCCCAGCCACTTTATAGAGAGCGGGAAAATATATCTAGAAGATTATTTTGATAAAATAGACACTATTTTAAAACAATATCCTAGATCAAAGATTTTTTTGGCATCTGATAGTCAATTTGGTATTTATGCTTTTATGGAACGATATGGTAATAGAGTTTTTTATATCCAAGATATTGATAGACTAAGTATGGCTGAATTTTTACAGTGGGCCTTTGGATTAGCGGATGGCAAAGCCGATCATGTTGGTTTTATTAATGGAAAAGGATATGAACTTCACCACAAGCGTGTTGGTAAAACAGATAATAAAAAAATGACCATAGACCTTCTAAAAGAAGTTCTGTGTCTATCTCGTTGTAATCAAATCGTTAATAATATTTCGAATATTCCTTTGGCAATCAGCTATATGAATCCAGATGTAGAGATTATTACACTATGAATATACAAGAATTACTACCTCCATCAGCAGAATTTATGAGTCGATACAACACCAATATCGACTTGGGTAGATCTTTTTTGGCAAATAAAAAAATAGCGATAGTTGGTTTGGCTAGAAACATTGGGGCATCTATATCTAACTCAATCAAAAAATTAAGTAGTTTTGCTCAAAATGCCCAAGAATATAAAATTATTATTTTTGAAAATGATTCAGAGGATAATACTAGAGAAATATTAGAAAGTCTTAAGAAAGATAACCAAAATATTGTCACAATCCACGAACAATACAATAGGCCACAATTTGGACAAGTGCAGGATACAGAAAGAACTAACGCATTAGCTGAATATCGCAATCGTCTTAAAGACTACGTTAAACAACATCTAGCAGACTACGATTTTATAATAGTGTCTGATATGGACTTTGTTGACTTCAGCGATCTAGGGTGTTATAATTCTTTTGGGTGGTTGGCTCGTCATCCAGACACCATTGATGCTGTAGCCGGTAACTCTTTTGAATATAAAAATGTAACATTAGCCAATCAAAAAAGTTTATGGAATTATGATAGTTGGGCTTTTAGATATACTTGGTGGAATCAGTTGCCTGTTTTAGATTCTATGACTTATAATGGAATGTTATGGTTTGGATTTTTTATTATGCCAGTTGGTTCTCCAATAATACCTGTAAATAGTGCTTTTGGTGGCATGACTATTTATAAAACTAATCAATTTATTCAAGCCACATACGATGGCTATGATTGTGAGCATGTATGTTTTCATTATAGTTTAAAACAAAACATACCGTCATTTCAGCTTGTATTAAATCCTTCTCAAATAATGTTGTTGGACTCATGAAAATTATATTAATTATTTCCTGTCTATTAGGTATTTATAAAGGACTATTACAAATACAACAAACCGAAAAAGGATACCTCAAAGGAGTTATGCCATCTAATAGTTTGTTAGAATTTATTTTTCTGAATAGATAATTTATGTATCAAAGACTTAATAATCAAAGAGTTTATTTAGCGGGTGCTATGGACAGAGTAGCAGATCGTGGAAATGGATGGCGAGATAATATTACGCCATTTTTAGAAGATTTGGGCATTATTGTTTTTAATCCAATAAAGAAGCCAACGATTGTTGGTCAGGAAGATGAAAAAACACATAAACATAAGCTTAAATTAAAAGCAGAAAAAAACTACGATGAACTGTCCGAGCTAATGAAAGTAATTCGTTCTGTTGATCTTAGACTGGTTGATATTAGTGATTTTCTTATAGTCAATCTAAATCTAGAGCATTATGCTTGTGGTACATGGGAAGAATTATATCTTTGTAATAGATCGAAAAAGCCAATACTTGTGCATATTGAACAAGGTAAACAACACATTCCAGATTGGCTATTTGGTACGTTACCTCATGAATGGTTTTTTTCTACTTGGGATGAATTAAAAAAATATTTACTTTTAGTAAACTCTGAGAATGATATAGATCTAAAAAATAGATGGAGATTTTTTGATTTATAATTTATTTGATTTTATTAAATTATCTTTAGCCCATAAAGGCTGTAAATTGGTATAATGAAAACAAATTTTTTGTTTTATTTTTTTCTCTATATTTTTTTGACAAACTTTACAATAATTATTCAATCCGTCTTTTTTAGTGATATTTTTACTAAAACTACTATACAATTTAGACTGTTTGCAGCATACGCATAGTTTATAATGTCTTGACATATAATCTCCTTCGGCTAATATATAGCACACCAAATTCGTCAATAGGCAAAAAAACCAAAATGCAAAAAATAATTAATGAAACCAAATTAGACTTTAATGATGTATTGATCGTTCCACAAAGATCAACATTAACTAGCAGATCACAAATAAATCTTAATAGATTATTTTATTTTTATCATTCTCCTAGGGTGTGGACAGGCGTCCCTATAATTTGTGCTAATATGAGTTTTTGTTCTTTTAAAATAGCCAAAGCCTTAGCGAGTCATAAAATGATAGCTTGCTTGCATAAATATCATTCAATAGATCAACTATCTAATTATTTTATAGAAAATATCAAAAATTTAGATTATACTTTTGTGTCTATTGGATATAAAAAAAGCGACTTAACACATCTATTACAATTTAAAGATAAAACAGGCATACAGCCGAATATTTGTATAGATGTACCAAATGGACACATGGATGCTTTTGTCAAATATTGTAAAAGGGTTAGGGATAATTTTCCAGAAAGTATTATTATTGCTGGAAATGTTACCAACACCTCATCTACTCAAGAGCTGATTATTTATGGTGGCGTAGATATTGTAAAGTGCGGAATAGGTGGAGGTTCTGCGTGTACAACTCGTTTTCTTACCGGATGTGGTCTGCCTCAATTATCTTGCTGTTTAGAAAATGCTTATGTCGCACACGGTCTTCAAAATGGAAATAAAAAACTTGGTTTAATGTGCTCAGACGGAGGACACAAAACTGTTGGTGATGTTTGTAAGGCTATATGTGCGGGTGCGGATTTTGTTATGCTTGGTGGCTATTTCGCAGGTGTTGATGAAAGTGAAGGAGAGTGGGAATTTGGAGGAGACTATTCTAAAATATTAGGATCAAATGAAAAAACCAAAGGTAGATTCACATACTACGGTATGAGCAGCCACCATGCTCAAGAAACTTATGAAGATAATATCAAGAACTACAGAGCTTCTGAAGGAACCAAAATTACTGTTCCATATAAGGGAAGTTTAGATGTTATGGTTCAAGAGCTATTGGGCGGTATAAGGTCATGCTGCTGCTATATAGGATCAGACTGTATAAAAAATATGAGTAAATGTGGACAGTTTTGTAAAGTTAATCAAATCCATTCCAACAAAAATCCAATTTTTGGTGTATAAACTATATAAGGAGAAAAAACCTTATGAGGCGTACCATACCTCCAATTGATAAAAAATATAGTCACTATACAGTCATATCTGAATGTTATTTGATTGATAAAACATGGTATGTCGATGTTCAGTGCAAGTGTGGAAAAATAAAAAAACAACCAACAAGTAGTCTAAAAAGACTCAGCCAATGTAAAAAATGTAATGCCATAGAAAAATATAGAAAATATAAAACTGGAGATAAAAAACATAATTTAACTGTTATTGATTATTTAGATAGTTGTGGCAATTCTCATAGTCAAATCAAAGTAAAATGCGACTGTGGTAATACCAGTAATATATCAACATATCATTTTGGTAAAACAAAAATGTGCAAAAAATGCTTTTTATCTAAAAATGGAATAAACCATCCGTCGTATAAAGGAACAAAAAATATAACAAAAACATATTTTTCTCAAATAAAATTGAATGCAAAAAAAAGAAATTTAAGTTTTAATCTTACTATAAATGATTTAGATAAAGTATTAAAAAAGCAAAATTTTTACTGTTATTTAAGTGGTCAGATAATTGGAGTACACAATAAAACAGCTTCTTTAGATAGAATAGATTCTACTAAAGGATATACAAAAGATAATATAGCATGGATACACAAAGATATTCAACGTATGAAAAGCGATTTTAATTTAGATTACTTTATTGAGATATGTAAAAAAATTACCTCCCACAACTCCTAATGATATAAAACCTATGAAAAACATTAATCTAAATTGTCCAATTAATAGTACCGGATATGGTATAACATCTTGTAATATTTTAAAAAGTCTATTAAAGCAAGATATGAATGTGTCTTTGTTTCCAATAGGTACAAATATAGAATTAAATTCAGAACAAGATAAATTATTAATTCAACAGTGTCTAAATAACAGCAATTCTTTTTCATACTCAGCGCCGTGCCTAAAGATTTGGCATCAGCACGATTTGGCACTGAGGATTGGTAATGGGCATTATTATACGTTTCCGTTCTTTGAAATTGATAAATTAACACCTAGAGAAGTACATCATCTAAATTATTCAGACTATATTTTTGTTGCGTCAAAATGGGGCAAAGAAATATTAATAAATAATGGGGTTACAAAACCCATCTATGTTGCACCATTGGGTGTAGATTCTAGTATTTTTTATGATCCAGTAAAAATTAAACTGGAAAAACCCAACTATATATTTTTTCATATCGGTAAATGGGAGCATAGAAAAGCTCAAGACTTTTTACTAAAAGCGTTTGATACAGCCTTTTCTACCACAGATAATGTAGAATTGTGGCTTTTGCCATTCAACCCATTCCTATCTGAACAAGAGAATAATTATTGGTTTAGTTTGGTAGATCAATGCAAGCTTAAAGATAAGATTAAAATTTTTGACAGACTGCCAACCCAAAAGCATGTTGCAGAATTTATTTATCATGGAGACTGTGGTGTGTTTGTCTCAAGAGCAGAAGGTTGGAATAATGAAATTATAGAAAGTATGGCTATGAATAAGCCAGTTATAGTCACAAACTATTCGGCGCATACTGAATATTGTAACGATAAAAATTCTTACTTGGTAAGTATTGATGAAATAGAGCCAGCAAATGATGGTAAATGGTTTTTTGGTCAAGGTAATTGGGCAAAATTGGGTCAAAATGAACTAGATCAAACTGTTCATTACATGAAATATGTGTATACTAATCGTATAGAAACTAACGAGGCTGGAGTTCAAACAGCACAAGAATATAGCTGGGATCAAACGGCCAATATTATTACTAAAACTTTTACCAAGAATAATAGCTATTATGCCAATACCAAAGCCAAAACCAAACGAAGATAATCAAAAATTCGTTGCTCGTTGTATGGGTAACGAAACCATGAAAAAAGATTATCCAGACAATAAACAAAGAGTTGCAATTTGTCTAGGACAAACTCGTAAAAAGGGACAAGGCGGTATCTTTGGTCAAGTACTAGATATCCTAGGATTATCCTTACAATACGACGAATGTGAAGAATGTGGTTCAGTAGAGGAACTATCGTCTGCTAATTTAGTTATTCCACAAGAATATGAAGATGCTGGCGAAATATCTGAAGATTACTCGGTTGAGTATCTTTTCGAACATTCCAAATCATCAGAATATCAAGGTAGAAGAGTAACACTAAATAAACCATTTAGAACACCAGATGGTCCTAAAAAATTTGCTGTTTATGTCAAGAACGGTAGTGGAAAAGTTGTTATTGTACGATTTGGTGATCCAAACATGAAGATTAAAAAAAATATTCCAGAACGCAGAAAAAGCTTTAGGGCAAGACATAAATGTGATCAACAGAAAGACAAAACAACTCCCGCATACTGGAGTTGTAAGATGTGGTAATCTAACCGTTGTGGTGTATAGTATCACAACGGAGACTCTTTATGTTTAAATTATGCCAAACTTGCAATAAAGACATATCTTCTAAAAAGAAAAAATCAAAATTTTGTTCTTTATCATGTTCTACAAAGTATAATAGATTATTAGTCTTACAAAAAGATGTTCCAAAATTACATAAAAAATGCGGCAGATGTTTGGAAATAAAACCCTTCCGTGAATTTAGAAAAAACAAAAACTCAGCTTTTGGCTATTCTTATTTTTGTAGGAAGTGCGATAAGCAAAGAACTTATACAAGAGATAAAAGAAAAATTTTATTTAATGCAGCAAAAAAAAGAGCTAAAGATAACAACATAAATTTTAATCTAGAATTAGAGGATATTGTACTACCAATTAAATGTCCAATCCTTGGTATGGAATTAGTATTTAATACTGGTAAGGCTAGAGATAATTCATATTCTATAGATAGAATAGATTCCAATTTGGGTTATATAAAAGGAAATATACAAGTCATAAGCTTTAAAGCTAATACAATAAAAAATAATGCATCGTTATTAGAAATAGAAAAAGTGTATTTATACATGAAAAACAATCATTACAATAAGGATTTATTATGAAACCGATTGAAGATTTAATTAAAGAGCAAGAACAAACACTAGACAATACAAACGAAACAGTTATTGAACCAGTAGCGATCTCAGAGGAAATCACCACAGAAGAACCAGCCGAGTCACAAGAGGTTGTTAATTATTCATCCGAAGAAGTAATCTCTTTACTAAAGCAATCTTTAAATGTTCATTGGCAGCAAGCCACAGCATTAACAGCACAAGCCGTGCATCTAGAAAGATGGGGATATAAGAAACTAGCAGAAGTAATTAAAGCAGACGCTGAACAAGAACACAAACACGCTGCTGAAAACATTAAAAGACTAGAATTTTTTGATGTTGATTATCAACCGCTTGTAGTTTCTCAACCATCATGGACACGACACGATATGGTGGCTTTGATTCAATATAATTTAAATTCCGTGAGAGAAGCAGCAGCAGCAGAAAGAGAAACAATTGTTGCAGCAAGAGCTATTGGGGACGAAATGACAGCCAATATGATGATTCCACTCCTACAAGGAAGTGAGGACGGTATTGTTCTTTATGAGGCTTATTTAAAGTTAATTGAACAAATGGGTCTTGATAACTTCTTAAGTATTCAGATCTGACCATGTTTAAATCACGAGCAGACGAACTATTAGAACAAGTACAAACCAACGTGGAATGCCCACCAGCAACACAAGATATTAGTCTAAATTTAGCTAATCGTAAAATTTGTGTTGATAAAGCAAATTATGGTCCTGCTAATCCAGAGTTAGACAGTCCACAATTTTGGCAACAAAAAGCAGATTTATTTAAGACATCTATAGAAGAAGCACAAACTATGAGATGTTCTAATTGTGCTGCTTTTATTATAAAAGACAAGATGCGTAAATGTATCGAAAAAGGTATTTGTGAAGAAGATATGAATGAGGCAGGAAAGATTGTTAATTTAGCCAACCTAGGCTATTGTGAACTATTCGATTTCAAATGTGCTGGTGATAGAACTTGTGATGCTTGGATTACGGGTGGTCCTTTAACTGACGAGGTATAAAAAATGGATCGTATACATGATATTCTTAATTCTGTAAATGAAATATTAGTCAACGCAGCTCAAAAAACCTATAAGGGCCAAAAGCGTAGCGAACTTAAAGATAGTGACTTTCTATTTCCTGAAACACGATCTTTTCCAATAGTTAGTCCACAAGATATTCCAGACGCTATTAGTAATTTTGGACGCATGAAAGGACAAATGAGTTATGATGCTTTCTTAAAAAAGCTATACAATATGGCTAAGCGTAAAGGTCCAGAGTTTGTTGCTGCTTTACCCGACGCGAGTAAAGAACAATTAGGGCTTAATAAAACAGTAAAAGCTCAAGAAGAAGAAAACGACGAAATATCTGAAATGGATGATTATAAAGAAAGTTTTTATGATATGAGTGTTGGTTCACTAAAAGCCATAGCGGCGCACGCTCAAGATATCATTAATAATCTAGAAAATGAGACTGTAAAAAATAATCTAACAGCACCACATCTACAAGGTATGATAGCTGTTGCTGAGGATCATATGCGCAGTATTCATGATTTTGTAATGTATGTAGAGTTTGAACAGGAAGATGAAGAAGAGGAGGAAGAAGAAGAGACAGAGGAACCAACGAATGAAGAATCTAAGGTAGAACCAATTGAACAAAAGAAGAAAAAACTCAAAAGAGTAAGAATTAAAGATCTCCCACACTATACATTTGTTATGCCCGATGCTCCTGCGGAAGCAGATTCTTATAATGATATTAATCAATTTGAACTCGGTCCATCAACCATGAAAAATCTTGATGATCTATATGGTGATGATGAGGAAAATACTAAGCTTAATGATACTAATGCTATGAAAACCATGATGGAACTATATGCTAATATATATACTATTATAGAGAACATAGCAGACCCGGTTGTAAAAAAGAAGTTGACAGATGCTATGAAAAATGTTAGAATGACCGGCATGGTAGAAGCAATGAAAAAATTTGAAGATTTTCTAATGTTTTTACCATTGGCTGACGATGATAAAACTATGTTCGCAGCAGAAAAACGTCCCGGCTTATGGGATAATATCCGTAAAAAGAAAGAAAGAATGGGTAAAAATTATCGTCCAGCCAAACGTGGAGATAAAGACAGACCCGATCCTGATCAATGGGAAAAATTAACTAAATAATAAATTGGAATTTTGTGATCGGTGATAGGATAAATTTTATAGAGTGGCTAATTAATAGACTTATTTATAAGCATCATTATGCTGAGAATGATTCTATTATCGAATCTCTAGCAGACATTAAGTACATACTTAAGTATAAACCAGCTATTGATATTAATGATCAGTGCTTGGATAAGATTATATCTAAGTACTATGTGGATTTTTACCTAGACAAGTGCGAAGATATGACGATAGGATTTACAGATGATGAAAGAAAATCATTAAGACAATCTATTAAGAATATAGTAAATGATATTTTAGGAACTCTTTATTAAAAAGGAATATAATGTTATTACAATTAAATGGTATTGGTAATCAAAAAATTGAGTACAAAAACCACAACGATATTCAGTTTGATCATTTAAATGAATATATCTTATTAGCTAAAAAATCCATCGCTAAATTTTCTAATAAGTTTTATCATGGTCTATCAACAAAAATGTTAAAAGATGAGGATGCTATCTCGTCTGTTGCCACCGCTATTATGATGGCTGATTGGCGTTGGGATGCAGACTACAAAAACGATAAAGGCACAAAAAAGACACGCTATTCATATAGAAATCAATGTGCATTATGGGCTATTCAAACATATGTTTCCAAAGACCACAAAAAGAACAAAAAGTTCAAGAAAAAAGTATATTCTTTAAATCATGTTTTAGGGGACGAGAATGATTCTGAATCAACACAGTCTTTTACAGAAGATTCAAAAGCACTAAATCCAGAAGAAATTCTCATAGAGAAAGAAAATAAAGAACAGCTATCCTCTCTAATAGATAATCTACTATCCCTAGACTGTTTAACATCTAGACAAAAAGACTATATACGACTATATTATTTTGAGTCTTATACTTTTGAAAAGATTGGCCAAAAATATGGCATCACACGCGAAGCAGTTAGACAGGGCTTAAATAAAGCCATAGAAATGATTAAGGGTGTTATTAATGTTTAATCTTAAAATACATTGTGTAGTATTTTCTACAAATATTAATCTGAATAAAAGATTTGTTTTATCATCAGATCCAAACAATATTGTTTTTCCGTGTTTTGATCTAAGCATAGAACATCTGAAAGACATTAATCATCAAATTATTGAATTTTTAAAGAGCTTTGTTTTTGTTAGTGATTTAGAGTTACTACCACAAATTATCAATATACATCATGGAGATTTATCAGAAAATCCAAATGATATAAATACTGTTTATGGTTTTATTATCAATCACACAGATAGTTTGAATAATGCCCATTGGATAGAATTCGAATTACTGAAAGAGCAAAAAATTAGTCCAGTATTATTTGAAGTTATTCAAAAACTAAGATAATATAATGATATATCAATATATAAAAAACTTGCTTGGATATTCAAAGCAAACAAAGCAGAAAGAGCATATAAGTTCAGAAAATCAACTTATTATATCTTGCGATGAGGATGGTCTTGTAAAAGTTAAAATTGCTATTAATCATGTTGGAAAACAAGCTTCAACAAATTTTGGTAATATGCTATTTTTAATGAACGAAGGATATTATGTTCAGTCTATACTTGATATCTTCGAAGAAATTAAAGATTCTAATACCGATCATGCTAAATTTATAGAAGATATTACAAATACATGGTCTATGTGTATGTTACAAATTCAAAAACTAGAGGAAGAAGAAGAAAATAATCCTATAGTATCTCCAACATTTTTTGATAAAGGATCGAAAAACCAATGAAACCAATTATAGTGTGGGAAAAATGGATAGATCCGTTTGGAGCAGATATGGACGAGGTAAAATGGACCGATTATGATAATAAAATCGATGATCTAGATGAAGATATTGAAAATGAAGATGAAGATGGACCCAAAATTATTCAGAATAGTAAACCTATAAAGGTTATAGCTTCCCCAATGGGATTAATACCATATAACGAACATACCGCTAGTAGTAAAATTTTTAACTTTTGGCTTGGGCATACTAATTTTAACATATCTGAAAAAATACAAAAAATTATTGAAACTTGTGATGGCGTAGAAATACTAGACATATTTACACGATATCGCTTTAGAATTGCTATAGGTAAATGCTTTAATGACTCAGATACTATGAAAGATATTAATGATAAAGTATACAGAGTTATAAATAATCATGACTAATCATAATCATCATAATAATATTCTTAATGATATTCATTCTTATAATATAGATGTTGAAAATAGAGAAATTTATTTACATTCATACTTATCCGACAATGATGAAGAACCCGGTGTAGACTATCGTTCTGCTATTATCTTTCAAAAAAATATGAGATATCTTAATTTGATATCTTTAGATCCTATTTTGATTCATATGCACATGCCCGGTGGCGATTGGCAAGATTGTCTCGGAATATACGATGTGATAAAAAATAGTAAAAGCAAAGTTATTATAGTGGCTTATGCAAAGGTGGAGTCTAGTAGTACTGTTTTATTGCAGGCTGCTGATCTTAGAATTCTAAGTCCTAATACTAATTTTTTGGTACATTATGGTTCTATTAGCGTAGACAATGAACACAAAGCGGCTCTTAGTATGGTTCAATGGAGCGAAAAAGAGAGCGAAAAGATGATAGATATATTTACAGAAAAGTGTATGAATAGTAAGATTTGCAAAGAAAAAAATTGGAAAAGATTAATGGCAAGAAAGCATATTGTAACACAATTAGCCACTAAAAGAGATTGGATTCTTACAGCAGAAGAGGCCGTGGACTATGGCTTCGCTGATGGTATTCTTGGTACTAAAAGATTTCCAAATTTAGACTATATTAAGAACGCTATAAAGAAAGCTAAATAATGTATATTGATTTTGCTATAACAGATACGGAAATCAACGAAGCAGAGTCGAAAACTCTTGTTAATGAAATACAGCAGTATCCGATAAATAGTATCACACTACCATATTACCTAATTAAATCTGTAAAAAATTTAGTACCAACCGATAAAATTGTCATTTCTTGTTTGGTCGATTATCCACTTGGTATTTCTGACACCAAAACTAGACGATGCGCTATTGAGCAAGCCTTTAAAGCCGGAGCAAACGCTGTTGACATAGCGATGCCACAAAACTTAGCCGCCAATAGAAAATATGATAAAATTAGAGATGATGTAAAAAGCGTTATGGAATATTGTGCTGAAAGTGGACTTCACGCTAGATATATCTTAGAATATCGATTTTTTGACCATCATTGTTTAAAGAAAATATGTGAAATTTTTGAAAATTTTAATATCAAATATGTTTATCCGTCCACAGGATATTTTCTAGATAATTTAGCCGATAATATCTTGGCATCCATTTTCCTATATGAAAACTCTAAAGATCTCAATATTATTTGTACTGGAAATATTTGGGCAGAAAAACACTTTAGTACCATGATAAAATCTGGTCTATTTGGCTTTAGAACCACATCAATCCATAGTCTGCGTAATTTTATACAGTTCAATTCGACGCATAAAGAGTGATGTCGGTGTATATACAAAAGTCTTAAAATTCCCTTTATTACGGAGTATACTAATGGCCACAGCTCAAGTTAACGGTTCAGCCCTAACAGGCAATGGATTTGGCTCATTTTTAGAAGCCAACAACGCTCACGGAACAATGAAAGCCAATGGTACAGCAACATCGAATGTTTTAGAGAGTGTAACAACACCAGATCCCAAAGTTGCAGTTTTTGCATCAACAGTTATCCCAGATACTACAACACAGGTTGATTATGCTGGCAAAGCTGTTTCTGCTGGTACATTTGCTCACAATAATACAAAGCCAGTTTCAAGTTTAATCACAGATGAACTTGCTGGCGTTGCTAATAGTGCTATCAAAACACCGGGCAATGATGGTGATATAATCCGTAGCATCAATAAAGTAGAAAGTAATGCTTCTGATCTATTTACTACAGCTCTTAGAGCCAATAAGTACAATAGAACAACTGGCGAATGGGATGTTGGTTATCCAGCCGCAACAACAATTTCGTTTAGTACAGACGAAGCAGCCACTCCAACAGCAGCAGTTCCTGGCGAACTGACCTATATGAGAGGCGCTAAGACTCCATATAACGATAACTACAAGGCTAAAACTAATTATTGATTAATGAATTTATGTTTATAATCCGAGGCCAATAGGGAAAGAGCCATCATACACAGTGTATCGATGGCTTTTTTTCTTGAAGGATAAATATTATGTCAGAAACGATTATTCATTTTTGGGAAAATATAGCTACCACTAGTATCGGTATAATAGTTACTATGGTAGGTTTTTGGGTTGCAATAGGTCGCAATATGGCTACTAAAAGCGAGGTTGCTCACATGATAGAAACCCAAAGTCCCTACAACGAAGATCGTCAGTTTATAATGGAACGATTAGCTAGCAACAAAGAGACACAAGCGGCCTTCGCTTCTGCTTTACAGCGAAACACAGAGGTAATGACAGAACTTAAAATTCAAATAGCCACACTTGGTAAAACTCTGGAAGCTTTAGAAGATAGAATAGAGCGCGCCTAATGGTGTATAATCATAACATGAATACAAAATTAAAGCCAGGATATAAAACTAGTGAATTTTGGTTTACATTGGTTAGTTTTATTTTTAGTGGACTTTATCTTACCGGATTAATTACAGAGAATTCACATAAAGAAGATCTTATTCAAGAAACCAGTAGAGGATTAGAGGCTGTTATTTTAATTATTGGACAATTAACTGTTCTATATAGATATGTGAAAGGTAGAACAGAAATTAAGAAAAGTTGGTGGAATAATGATGATACAAAAGTAGTACCACCAAAGAAAAAAACCAACACTAAAACTAAACCCAAACCCAAACCAGGGGTAATTTATGACTCCTCAAGAATTAGTAAAAGTAGAAATAGAAAAACTAATAAATAATACCAAAGATTCTTTGGGTATTGTTAAAAAGGTAGCATTAGCTCAAGCATGGAAAATTTTACAATTAGCAGTAGCGTCTGTGGTACAGATTATAGAGCAAATTGCTACTGATTTAGCGGGACCGGATAAAAAGGTTATCGCTATGGAAGCATTATCCAAGTTTTATGATAGCGTTTTTGTAGTAATAGATATACCCTTTGTTCCAAATTTTTTCGAGCCTATTATACATAAGTATGTGAAATCTATTCTCATGATAATGGTCGGTGCTACAATTGATGCTATGGTAACAACCTTTAGAAATACCGGAGTGTTTATTGATTCGCAGGCCAAGATAAATTCACTAATTGACATTATCCCAAAGACTTCAGATAAATAAGAGGCTTTACAATGAATTATGTTACTCAAAGTTTTGATGAATTTAGTAGTAGTTTAGCACCAGTGGATATCGCATTATATGCTGGTGTTGGTTTAGTATTATGGGTAGTGTTTAAGGATAAACTTAGTCCAGTACAACAACTAGTTAATCCATTGGTTGATAAGCTAAAAAATACGCTTGGTAATAAAACCAGTGTTGCTGGTATAGTCACTAAACCTGTTACCACAGCACAGATTAATGCTAAGAATGATTTGTTTTTTAGGCTTGTAGAATCTTGGAAACAAACAAGAGACTTGGCAGAACAAAGTGGTTGTCAGGAAGCCATTAAGGTGGCGGATCAAATGTTTCCTTATCTTAGTCCCAAGGTCTGTGCAGAAGCAAAGGATAATTCGCTATGAATAACAAGATACTATTAGCTATTGCTGCTGCTTTGATCTTAGT